ATTTACCAGAGGCACAAATTAGCGGCCTACTGGCAGCGTGGAAGGCCGCGCGTAACTCACGCAGTACGGCTTACTTAACTAGCACGTTAGATTATCAAACTGTGGGTTACTCACCTAAAGAAATGATGTATAACGAGGCATCACAGTATTTAGCTACAGAAATAGCGCGTTTAATGAACGTACCGGCATATTACATAAGCGCGGATATGAATAACTCAATGACTTACCAAAATATAATAGACGGGCGCAAAGAGTTTGTAGCTTACTCATTACAGCCGTTTATAAGCGCTATTGAAAACAGGCTTAGTATGGATGACGTAACCCGCCGAGGTAATCAGGTGCGTTTTGCGTTAGATACAACATTTTTACGCGCTGATACTTTAGCGCGTTTGGAAGCTATAGAAAAAATGCTAACGCTAGGTCTTATAGATGTAGAGCAGGCACAAAGTATGGAACAGCTAAGCCCTAATGGACTAACAGAGAGGCCAAACAATGCTATTAACATTTAGCGGCAACATAGAGGCAGTAGATAACGGCGATAGGCGCACAATTAGCGGCAATATTGCACCTTATGGCGAGGTAGGCAACACGAGCGCGGGCCGCGTAGTCTTTGCAGAAAACTCTATAACCGTGCCAGAGCCAAGCAAGGTAAAGCTTTTAATGTCGCACGATAATTCCAAGCCGGTAGGCCGTATGCAGAGCGTTACTAGCAATAAGACTGGGTTATATGCCAGCTTTAAGGTAAGTGCTAGCACCCGCGGTAGTGATGCAATTTTGCTTGCACAGGAACAGCTAATGGACGGGCTTAGCGTAGGTGTTGAGGTAGAGGACTCACGCCAAGAAAAAGATTATCTGCTAGTTACGGCTGCTACCTTAAAAGAGGTATCTCTAGTAGAGAGCGCTGCATTTCCAAGCGCTGCCGTGTTAAAAATTGCTGCACAAGAAAACGCAGTAGATCCAAACCAACCAACAGAAACGACAGGAGAAACCGTGGATAAAGCCCCGGAAGAAATGGCAGCGGAAGGTACTTACCTACCAGACGGTGCGACAGTAACGCTAAAGAGCGTTAGCTATGAGTCAAAAGATGCCGAGGGCGTTACCGAACCGGTAGAGGCCAGCCGCAGAATTATTAAGCCAAGTGCGCTTAACTCACAGAGAGTACGCACACCGATTACATCTATGGGCGCATACACAGAGCATAAAATCAAAGCTGCTTTAGGTAATGATGAGTCAAAGCTATATGTAACAGCTGCAGATGATAGCTGGACAACAAATCCAAGTTTTAACCCCACCCAGTACCTAACAGAATTCATTTCTAACACACGTTTTCCACGCAGCGCTGTAGATGCTTGCAGCCGTGGAGTTTTGCCACCTAAGGGCAACACAATTAACGTGCCTGCACTTGTAGACTCAAACGGCGGGCTAAATGGTGTAGCACCTACCGTTACTGTAGAGGCAGAAGCCGGCGCTGTATCTAATACAGGTATGGTAACTGAGTATCTAACTGGAACTGTAAATAAGTATGCTGGTATGAACACTCTGTCTGTAGAACTACTAGAGCGTACAGATAATCCGGGCTTTTTTTGCTGAATTAACACAGCAAATGCAGAACGCATATATGAACGCAACAGATAGCGCTGTTATTAGTGCAATTAACGCAACAGGCTTTACTAGCACAGGCGTAGCAGCTACAGCGGCAGGTTTGATTTCTTATACCGCTGAAAGTACAGCTAACGTTTACAAGAACAGCGGCTACTTTGCACAAAACTTTGTAGGCAGCACAGGTATTTATAATCTGCTATTAGGTGCAGTAGATACCACAGGCCGCCCAATTTTTAACGCTTACCAGCCAAACCCATCTGCACTTGCTAACGCAGCTGGTCAGGTAGCTAATAACTCTGTACGCGGTAACGTATTAGGTCTAGATCTCTATGTAGATAGATTTATGACCGCTGGAGTCGTTGATAACTCTGCGTTTATTCTTGCGCCAGAGGCATTTACTGTTTATGAAAGCCCACAGGCTTACATGAGCGTAAACGTAGTATCAAATCTACAAGTACAGGTAGCTATTTACGGCTTTATGGCAACTATTGCCAAGATCCCTAACGGTATCTGCCGCCTAAATATCGCGTAATAAATAACTAATAGTCTGGTAGGGCCTTAGCCCTTTGGCTCTACCAGACCTACAAAGAAAGGTACAAATATGCCAGCCACATACGTAACAGCTGCAACACTTAAAGCATCA